GTGCTGACGCTGTGGCCCCATGTGCTCCGGGTGTACGGACCGAATTTGGTGACGTCCGCCCCGGAGAGCTTGGTCTCTTTGATGGTGATGGTCATCGTGTCGTCGGCCGTGTAGGTGACTGTATAAGTCCCTGCCTGCCAAGGCTCGACCTTCATGACCCACTCAAGGTCGACTGAAGAATTATCTCCGACCCAGACACCGTAACTGTTCAGAAGTCTGTCGCCGTCTTCTTCCTTGCTCCAACCCTGAGCGGGCAACCCGTACCGTGTGCCTCCGACGCCTTTCCAGTAGGACTCCGTGATCTTAGGAGGCCAACTGACTGTGTCCTCTTTGAAATTCTCGAATTCGTTGTGGAAACGAATGGTGCAGTGATTCAGGCGCTCACTGGCGGTAGGCCAAGTGATCTCGACGTCCTGGTCCTTCGTCAGCTGGTCGTCCGTAATCACCGTGGCAACCTTGACCCCACCGGGATTCTCCACGGAATAGACACCATCGCTGAGCGGGTATTGGGCGATCAGGCGATACTTACCGCCGGACCACACCAGCCGAGTGTCGCCGGCGGTGGACAGGATGGCTTCGATGTTCTCCCGTACGGGTTTCTCAGTGTCAACGATTATGTTGCACTCGTAGAGAGGCACATCGTAAGTCGTCACATGTCGAGAGCCGTCCGTCGGTTGCCAGAACTTCCCGTAGACGGTGACGCCGGTCTGAACGATCGTGTCGAACAGAGTGGCGCACTGCTCGAAGGAATCTAAGTCGAATTCGCTGACGTCTACGCTCGCGCCGACCTCATGGTCCATCATGTAGTCCAGAAGGCAGAATGAGGTATTGTTCTTGTATACACGAGTGTCGTTCAGAACACCATCGGTGATCGTCCTGACCTTGCGGCCTTCGATGAAGAACTGAAGGCCCGCCACATTATTGAACTGAGGCGCATCACGGTCAATTCGAATGGCGCAGGAGGCGTAAGCCATCCCGTCGAAGTAAGCAGTCGAACGCTCGCCGAAGTTGGCGGAGATGATGGCGTCGGCCTGCACCGAGTTGCCGTACTGGCAGTCCACACGCATGGCCGCTTTGACACGAGTGATCTTGTCGGACTCGCTGTAGCCATACGTTCCCAGGGAGGGATCGTCGATATATCGGCTTTCGTCGATCAGGACGTCGTACACAGCGTTGATCGGCCCAACACAAAGGGCCTGCTGGAAGAACAGGAACTCGTTCTTGCTGGACTCAATGTTCTGCGACAGGTACCCGGATGGCTGCGTCGGCACCGTCTTGTAGCCCTGCAGAATCGCCTGCGCGATGGAATTTAGCGGACCGATGTCGGTGTAGTTCGGATCGTAGTACTTGTAGGCGATGGTGTAACCGTCCTTTTCGGACGCACCCGTCTGAAATACCTTGTCCGAGTTGGGATCCACATACCTGAAGCGCCCGCTCGTCGCATGCCAAGTCCTTCGCCCGCCGACCAACGCTCTACCGTACACCAGCGCGAGGTTACCCGCGTCGCCTTCCACGGGGAGTTCGAAGCCGCGACGCGCCTCGGCGGCCTTCTCGGCCTTCTCCTTGGCCTTCTTGGCCTGGACGACTTGGTAAGCGGATGAAGCGGCGGCGATGACGAACGAGGCAGCGGCGGTGACCAGCGCAATGGTTGATATCGCTGCCATTAGATTTTACCCCACTTGAGAACGACGGCCGTTGAGCCCTCGTACAGTTGATCACACGAGCTGTCCTGAGAGTTCCGGCGACGCACGGCGTCCTTACTCAAGTAAATGCCTCTGGCGGCCTCAAGGCTGAGGATGGGACTCACGCCAGTGATCTGTAGAAGAGCCTCACCGAACTCCTGCAGGGCGATCTTGTACGCAGCCCCATCCACCTTACCCTTGTAGACCACGAAGACGTCCTCGTCGGCCGTGAATGGAGTCCCGGTCTCAGGGTTGATGAAGCCAGCGACCACCGTCATCTTCTTGCCGACCATGCCGATCTCGGCTTCGGACCCTTCCATGAAGTCCGGATCGGCGATCACGATCTTGTACTGCTCCCTGTCAACAGTGGTGCTAAGCTGAGGAGGATCCGCACTCACCAACAGATCATTGGCCTCATATAGATCACCATTATCCAGGGTGATATTCTCGTAGAAAGACGTGGAAGACAACACAAGGTTATCGTCCTTGTCTTTGATGCTGATCATCAGTACAGTTTCCACCTCTCCACTTGCGAAGAGGGGTGCAACGTTAGCACTCAACTGTCTCATTAAAGCCTCTCGATCAATTTCACTTTCCCGATGTCCATCAGGATGCCGTCTGTGTACACCATACCACTGATGGTGTCCGTGTCGTAAAGACAAGGCATCATGACATCGTCTCTGTGGTTGAAAACTCCGCCCGTCGCGTCGTCCCTGAGCGCGGGATACACATGCATCGTTCCGCTGCCGCTCAGATCTGCGGTGGTTATGTAGATCTTGCTGTGCGACGGGAATCGCACGAAGGTGCCGGCCGGGATCAACCCGGTGTTGCCGGTTACATCGACTGTGGTCGCACCTCGATCGCCCGTTCCAGCCGGCGTGCTGACGGACGTCCGCTTCAGGATCACCCCGTAGTTCTGGGGCATCGAGATGGTAACCGACTCAGTGAACCCTTTCGTCACCAAGTTAACGAACAGGTCGTTGGCCCCTGAGGTGAGAGGTTCGAGGTTGGCCTCGATCTCCCACCTGTGGGCCGTGCGACGGCTGGTCGTCCGCTTGAGGGAAAGGGTATCTGAGCTGAAGATCGGCTGATTGGACCGCACCGTCAGGGGCGCGGTGAATCGTGCAATCAGCACTCCACTCTCATAGATACCGTAATCCATTTATTTATATCCCGATTCGCGGTTGTGAGCGTTCACTCCGCTGGCAATGTCCGGAATCATCTTGGCGACCTCAGACCGCGTTTGACGGCTGACATCACCAGTGATCTGGAGGTGGAAGATGTTATCTCCCTTACCATGAGAGCTACTGACGTGTTTGGGATCGACGTTGCCCATTTGCGGGCCACCAGACACGGGGATAAGACCGACACCGGCGATGCCGCCGATGATGCCGCCGCTGGCGAACTTAGGAAGATCCTTGATGCTCAGCTTGCCATTGTTGATGGCATGCAGCAGAGGAAGATTCCTACGGGTCGCATCGGCGTTGACCATGAACTCGCCGTTGGATGCGCCGATCAAGATGGAGTCGGAGCGACCCGTACCGGGACCGGAGATGCGACCGCCGTCCGCGAACAGACCACCGATTAGCTTACCGAAGAGACCGCCGGCCAGACTCGACAGACCGTTGAGGTTGGTCTTAGTGAAGTCACCGAGCTTGCTAGTCAACCCGCCCACCGTCTTGCCGATGGAGTCCGCCGCCGCGGGAAGGACGTCGTTTGAAGTCTGAGCCACTTTATCCAGTGGAGCAGTGACTTTGTCGATACCCTTCACCAGTGGAGCATCATCCTCGCTGCCGAACATCTTGGCGAAGCTTTTGCTCGTGTTGGCACCCAGGCTGAAGGCACCGCCGTCGCTCTTGGGTTTGTCGCCCACGAAGCTGCCGAAGTCGAAGTTGGGGAACGAAGGCATGAAGCCACCAGACGCCTCCGGTGCGACTGCGGGCTGACCAATCTTGCTGAAGTCAAAGCTACCGTAGTCGAACTTACCGGGATCCAACGTGAAACTGGATTGCCCGACCTCGGGTGCGGCGATGTCTTTGGAGAAGGGATTACCTAACTTGGCGTCCAGAGCTGCACCGGCGTCGCTGCCACCTTTGAAGATGTTCTCACCGAACTTGGCCAGCTTGGTCCAGATCGTGCTGCCTTCGCCCGTCAGGGAGTTGGTGAAGCCCGTGACCATGTTGTCAATGATCGAGTTGGTGATCTTGTCGCAGATATCGAAGAAGACGTCCTTGAACGACTTCTTGCCCTTGACAAACTCCTCCAGTGCACTGGTGAGGGTCTCATTGATGGCCGAGGCCAGAGACTTGCCCGCAGCTTCTGCGAGGTCCTGGCGGCCCGCCACGTGCTGAGCTTTCTCAAGGGTGTCCTTGAGGTTGTCATGCTCTTCCTCAAGCTTCTTGCGAGCGGTCTGCGACATTCCTTGGCTAAGGGCTTTGTTGGTCAGGATACGCTCGATGGTCTGCATGCGAAGGGCCGCATTGTCCAGCGTGTCCTGCATCGTCTCCGTGAAGCTGTCCAGGCGCTTGAAGTCGAACTGAAAGCCAACCTTTTCGAGGTTAGACATGATGCCGACGATCGTGGGCTTGTTCCAGGTCTCCCCGAACTTGGCGATACCGTACTCGGCGGTCTCGAAGTAATTCTGCATCTCCAGCGGATTGTTGGACTTCAGTCTTTGCTTTAGCTCAGCGGCCTTTTGGATGTTGTCCACCACGACCTTACGGGTGGCCTCATCGAAGGCGTCGTACATCTCGCGGGTAAGGGACGAGCCGGAGTCTTGCAGGTCTTGCTGAAGGGAATCGAAGCCGGTGCGCTCTTCAGAGACCTGCGGGGTCAGTGCTTTATACAGACCCTTTCGCAATGTCTCCATCTGCTTACGCAGCCCGTTGGCCCACGCAGCAGCCCTTGGATCATGCGGGTTGATATCTTTAATCGCATTTTCCATATTCTCCAACTTGATGGCACCATTCAACAGGTGCGTCGATACGCCATCGGAGAAGTTGACATACTCGTCCAACGCCAGATGCAGCTTCGGAAACATCTTGTCGATGATTTCGAAGTCGTCACCAATACCCTTTTCATGCTTCTTCTTGGTGGAGCCGGTGATATTGTTGATGATGCCGTCGCCGGTCACCTTGCCCAGAGAGATGTCAACGGCATCACGGAGGCCTGAGAGGACATCCTGCTGCTCGTTTATGACGCCCTGTAGCTGCTGCTTGGCGAACGGGCTGCGCACCTTGTCCATGCGAGACTGAGCACCCGCAATGATGTCAAGAGACTGCGCGATCTTGTCAGCGATGCCCTGCGGCAGCTTGCTAAGGTCCTCGGCCGTTATGGCGTCCTTGCCGGAACCACCAACCAGACCACCCTTGCCGTCGCTTCCGGTGATGGTGTCTTCACCGGTCAGTTTGGGATTGCTCAGGCCTTTGGCCACGACACCGAAGCTCGTGAGAGCTGTGGTGCCGTTGTGCAGCGCGTCCGTGAACTGGGTGAAGGTGACCTCGGTCTTGGGACCGCCGACACCAGTACCGCCACCGTCGCCACCCTTGGGCTTGGGGGCCGTCTTCAGGTTGCCCACGACATCGCCGATGACGTTCTTGACGATGCCCATTGCATTGCTGGGCGTGATGTCGTCGCCCTTCAAATTCTTCAGGGTGGGCGAGATGCCGCCACCGAAGGCCGACAAGGTATCGGCGGTCTGCTGCTGGAACGAGCTCGCGTTCGGCTTGACGGTGTCCGGATGAGGTGCGGTCGGGCGATAGGTCCACTCGTTGTTGATGGCCGCGATCCGAGAATTCATGTTCGGATCATACTTGGGCTTGAAGCCGCTAAGGTCACTGCCGGGACCGTAGTTGGACAGCTCGGACAGATTTGTGGGCTTCTTGGCGTCGGCGATCAACTGCTGAGGAAGCAGAAATTGACGGAACAGTTTAAGGTTGGGAAAGATGAAGTCCCAGAAGCCACGGCCCATCTTGGTGCCGATGCTGTCCGCCTCGTGCTCGGGCATGAAGGCCAGCTTGATGGCGTTGCCTATGGTCTTCGGGGAGATGGCTTCCTTGATCTTGCGACCAATCTCGGACCAGTCGATCTTCTTGATCTGGTCCTTGAAGAGGAAACCGCCGACGATCAAAGCACCGATGATGGAGGCGGCCAGCAGAACGGGCGAACCGACGATGGCGGCCACTACGGTACCTAGGCCGGCGGCGATGGTGGCTCCGGCGGCCGTGAACAGACCGATCAGGGGAGCGAAAGCGAGACCCAGCAGTTGACCGGCTGCGGCACCTATTGCGGCACCGATGGCCTGACCGGCCAGCGAAGCGCTGATGGCGATACCGATCTTCTGCCACTCAGGGGTGTCCTTAGCCATCCCCTGAGCGATCTTTTCACCGATCTGGAAGCCGGAGGCCGTGCCGACGATGGCACCGGCACCAGACAAAGAATTAGAAAAGCCCTCGCGAATGGCGACATGCTGGTCATTAAGCCGCTTCTTCAGAGCGTCTCTGGCGGACGTGGCATTGGCTTTGTCGGAGTCAAGCTTAGCGCGCTTGGCGGCAGCGTCGGACGCGTTGTCGTACTGACTCTTGGCTTGCGCGGCAGCCTGATACTGGCTGTTCGTTCCACCCAAAATCTTGGAAGCGTGCGCATCCCCACGAAGAACCAGGTTCTCCGCACGAGCACGGCCCAAGATCTTCCCGTTACTGTCGATCTCTCTGGAGAGAGTCTCGATGGAAGTGACGAAGTGTGACTGCGCCGTCTTCAACTCAGCTTCGAGAACCTTGGACTCTTTGAGGTTGGGGTCTCGCAACGCGTAGTCGGTTTTGGCGATTCCTCGATTCAGCTTCCCGATGTCAAAAGCATCATTGATTGCGCGGACACCCTTGGTAGGGGATGTGGCGAAACCCAGAAGACCTTTGCCGAAGAATTCACGACCGGCCTTGAATAAGAGTGCCACCTTCGCGGTCAGCGCCAGGAAACTGGCTCCAAAAGCGTCTTTGACAACGTTGCCACCGAAGATCTTATTCAGGCCGAAGGCCAGAAGATGCAGAAAACCATTGGCCCAGCTTTCTACCGTCCGGTGCACTTCCTTCGCATCCAGCGCCTTAGCTATGATAATACCATAGCCGGTCGTCAGCCCGAAGAGTAGCGCGGAGCGAACACCGCCTTCCTTGGTGGCACCGATGATACCGGCCGCGAGCAAACCAGTGATGGCCGTCAGAGTGGGCAACTGCCAAGTTTTGGGCAAGGCATTCAGCTGGTCATGAAGAGGAACTCTGAGGCGATCATACCGCTGGGGCCCCGAACTCACGAAGGAGGCTGTGTCCACGCCATGCCCGTTGAAATTGCCGGGCGTTTTGTCCTTTAGGCCCAAGAACTGCTTCATGAAGTGGGCGAACGTGCTCTGATTGAAGCCGTCCACCATACGCTTGGCAAGGTCACCACTCTTCACGTCACCGAAGAAAGACCTCAGCTTAGCGATCAGCTCTGAGATGGCTCGAACGAAGGAATCGAAAATGCCCTTGACGCCACCGACGGAGCTGTCGGCCGAGACCGAGGCCTTGTTGGCGACGCCGGAGACCGCACCGCTGATTTTGCCGATGGTGGACTCAGTGGTGATCAGACGGTCGTTGCCGCTGCCACCCTTCAGAGTGTCACCACCGTTGGACGCCACGATCATGTCATTCTTGGCCGGCATCTTCTTCCTGAAGAAGTCGATACCTTTCCACGCAGTGGCGATGCCGACGATCAGAAGCAAAACCTTGCCCAGGCCACCCAGCATACCGCCGAACAGGTTCTTGACCTCCAGCCCGGCGAGGACCTTCATCAGACCACCGAATAGACCGGAAGTCTTCTTCACAAAGTCGCCCACGGTGTCGAGAGGACCGCCCAACAGCTTCGCCATCCACTCGATGACGCCCTTGACGAGGTCGGGAATGTGCGAGTGACCGATGACTTGGTCATACAGCCAGAAGAACCATCGTTCGACTTTCTTCGCCCACTCTTTTACCATGGAGAGGGCACCATCGAGATTCGGGAAGAAGGCGCTGATGTCGATCTTCTTGATGGCCGTGCCGATGCTGCTGAACATCTCGGAGATGTTGGAGACGGCACTTTGGAAGTACGTCTTCAGGGTCTCACCGAGGCCGAACTGCGCGATGTCGTTGCGGACCTTGTCCATCATGCCGGACATCACACTACCCAGAGCCGCCGCGAAGCCAACCATGCTCTTGCCGGCGGAGGCCAGCCTGGGATCCAACTTGCTCAGCAGGTCAAACAAACCCTGGAAAGCGTTGCCCGCACCCTTAGTGATGTTGTCCCACAAGTCCTGGAACAAGATGATGCCGTCCACGGCGAAGAACACGATCTGGGCGTGCATCTTAGTGACGTAGAACTTGAAGTAGGTCGCGAACTCGGCGATCTTGACAGCCCAGCTGTTGATCATGTCCGGGAAGTTGCCGGTGCCCCCCAGGAACGCACCCTTCACGGATCTGAAGAGGAGCAGCAGAGAGCTTCCGAGGTTCGTGAAGGCCTGACCGTACGTGACGTTGACCTTGCCGAATTTGGCGTTGATCTCGTCGGTCTGCTTGATGATCGATCGCATGATGTCGGACGAGAACAGCTTGCCGGCGTCACGGAGCTTGTACATCTGACCGATGGTGATGCCCATGCCCTTGGCGATTTCCTTGGCCAGGAAGGGCGCGTTCTCCAAAACGGCGGTGAATTCGTCACCGTTCAGCTTGCCTTTGGCCATCGCCTGACCGAGCTGCAGCATCGCGGAACGAGCTTCATCGGCGGATGCACCGGAAACGGCCAGCGACTTGGCCACGTTGTTGGTGACGGCGGCGACCTGCTTTTGGGTCGCGTGCATGTCCTTCGCGTTCAGCGCGATCTTGTTGTAGAGGTTCGCCACGGCCGCAAGATCCGTGCGGCTGTCGATGGCGATCTTGGCGGTCTGCGCGAACGCGGTGTTGAATTCTTTCTGTGTGTCGGTGACCACACGGAGACGGTTCTCCATGTTGGTGATCACGTCACTGTACTTGATGAAAGCTCCGACGCCGACACTGACGGTGCCTATGGCAGCAAAGGCCTTACCGAAATCGACAAGGTTCTTGGAAACCTTGGCGGTGCTCAGTTGCATGTCGTCAATGGTCTGACGAAGCTTCGCGAGGTCCTGTTGCGCCTGCTTGGAGTCAGAGACTGTTTGTAGGACAACGGCCATTTTTCTGCTTTCCAAATTAAAACCCAGGGGTTGTTAGCCCCTGGGTATGAAGTTCTTATTGATGACTGTGACGATGCTGCCCAACGGGCGGCCATACTTGAGGGCTACACTCTCGATGAAGTAAGCTGGGGCCTGCTTCGAGCTACCCTGATTCAAGTATTCGATGTATTCCGAATCGTTGATGATGTTCGTTACTTGCCCGACCTCAACGCGATGCCAACGACTCTGCGCAAAACCTGTATCGACGGGAGTCGCCTCCTTCAGGTCCTCGACGAGATCATTGTTTCGTTTGCGATCTTTATCCTTCACCTCTGCGGCCATCTTGCCCTGCAGGGTTTTGAATGTGGCATCGACATTGAGGACGGTCATACGGGTGGCACCCATACTACATCTCCTGCAATATCTCCAGCTTGTCGCCACCGACGGCTCCAAGCATCTTGGCGAACAGCATAGATCCTTTGAGTGTGGACTCGGGGGTCTTGCTCTTCTCGGAAGACTTCTTAACGGCCGCCAAGCTCGGAAACACCGTTTCGGGTCCGCCCTTGTAGCCACCAACAGTCTGCATCAGTTTGAAAGTCCTGTCGTCGTCCTGCCAACCGGGCGGACGCTGCTCGAAGTAGGAGAACCACGCGAGGAGTTCCTCGTACGGCATCTCTTGTTCGAGCTTGTAGACGGGTATTCTCAGGTGATACGCCAGATCAAAGATCGTGAGGTCCTCACCTGAGAGTTCTACTTTCCCTGGTCGACGCCTGACCACTCCATGATGTCTTCGACGAGCTTGTTCAGATCGCCCAGCGGGAACTCCAGGAAGTCATCGTTGGTCAGGGAGTCAGCGCCCTCGACCGACGTGCGTACCACGAAGCGAAGAATGCTCAGACCGTTGTCGTCGTTCTGCGCCGAACTGCCCGGAGCTTCGGCCTCAGCCTTGGCGGCGGCGGCGGCCGCCTTCTGAATTTCCTTCGACAGGTCTTGCACTTCTTGCACCTGACCGGTGCTGAGCTTGGTGATCTTGATGTCCTCGCCCATGAACTTCACGTTCTTGGACTGGCGGCGACCGACCAGGCTCTTGATCTTGCTTTGCGGAGGAACGAGTTCGCTCATTTGATCACTCTCCTTGAGTGGTTTCATTGGCCGACACGGAATACGCGGCCTGGAATTCATCGATCTGCTTGCGCATGGTGTGCAAGGCGGACAGCGTCCGGAGGACTTCGGCACCCTTCGGGCCATCCTCGAATTCGCCGATCCGGTCGACGGTCTTTCGAATGCTGATGTCAACACTCTTACGCATGTGCTTGGCGGTGGTGGCCAAGACATACCCGATATCGAACGGGCGTTGAGCTGCTTGTTCGCTCATGATACTCTCTTATGCTTGTGTTTGCGTCCCAATCTCGCGAGAAAGGGACAGGAGAGGGCGACCCTGAAGCCACCCTCTCCCGAGCTGATCCTGCCGTGGGCGGGTCAACAAAGTTAGATCGTGTACGCGCCGTACAGGTTCGACTGCATGGTGAACGTCACGGTCGCCGTGTTGGCGTCGGTCAGCGCCGGCGTGACCTGGAGAGCCTCGCACTTGCCGTACCAGTAGTACTGGCTGTTCTGCACGGTGCCGAGGCCGCCGGAGGTCGAGGCGTACTGAGTCGCACCCGTGGCCGTCGGTTGGCTGTTGAGCAGCGTGAAGCGGAAGACGCGCGTGATGCCGTCGCCCACCGACATGCCGAGCAGGGAGTCCGAAGCCCAGTCCGCCGGAACGAAGTTCAGGTGGATCTCCAGCGAAGGAGCGTCCGACTGACCTTGGATCTGACGAGAAGTCTTCGAACCGTAGGTCGGAACGTTGACGATGTTGGGCGGGGTGCCCATGCCGGGGAATTCGCGGACGTTCTTAACTCGAACGAACGTGTTCGCGGCCTTGGTGCCACCGACAGTATCGATCTCGGTGGCGAACAGAGCCTGAAATTCCGCAGCAGTATCCAGGGCGGCGAGGGCCGAGGACGAAAGGTCCGTGGTCGGCATCGCGATGGCGAGGTCGGAGAACAGACCAGCGCCGATGGAAGTGATGTGGGCCATTAGTTTAACACTCCGAAGAAGTTGAATGGTATTTCGTACTTGGCACACTGAAGGGAAGTGTTTTCCCGGTCAGTGCCCAACGGGCTCAACGAACTCGCGAGAAACTGCGTCATACCCAGCGAACCAGTGGTCTTGCTCTGGTTGGCCAAATGCGCGTCCAGCCTGTCTGCGATAAAGTTTTGCCTTGAAGGACCAAAACCTGCAGGAGTGTATATTTCCGCGATGACGACACCGGAAGTGGACACCCTATTGATGCCAGCCCCGCGAGGGACGATGCTAACTCGGATGTACTCTTCGGTTGTGATGTCGCCCTTGTAGTCTTGGGGAACCGTCTCAATGCCCTCGGCTTGCCAGCCAGCGGAGTCGAAGATGGCATAGATGTCCGATTGATTATCGGTGTACTTACCCATCTTTGAGCTCCCTGACCACCGTGAGAACCAAGATGTAGCCGCTATCCACGACCGGATCACCCACCCTCCAGAGCTTGCCATCGTCCATTAGGACTTCAGCATAAAGGCTCAAAGAGCCAACCTCTGATGCGCGGACCATGACGGTCTTGGTGACGGCTTCCTTGCTCTTGGCTGTTTTGGTCACGATCACCTTTGCGGGTACCGTGCCGTCATCTTTGGTCACCACCGCAGCTGTGCCGAAGTTGAAACCGGTGGCCCCCTTCTTGTGGAAGGAAACCTCGACGGCCGTGTCCGCCAATAGGTTGAACGCCCTCCTCAGCTCTCTTTCGATCAGGGGGCGAAGCCGCATCTAGTTGGCCCTCCACCAAGCACGGGAACCTAGATTGACCAGAAGAGGTCGCACCAGACTCCGTACCGTCTCAGGCATCCTGGGCGTCGCTCTGATTTTGGTCAGATTGATTCCTGTGACACCCAAGCTGTCAATGCCGCCGGTCTCGTCGAGAACACCGACATTGGTCAGAAGGTGGAGCGCCCACTCGAAGCAGGCATTGATCACACGCTTGACGACTGTTGCCATCGAGACATACAGTCCCAGCTTGGGATCGAGGTATTCCCCTACGCGAGGGTGAGCCAGATCCTGTGACTCACTGACGACGGTGCTCTGCCACGAGAGACCGTCCAGAAGCGAAGTTGCGGTGACGAGAGCTTGAGCTTTACGCTCATCGCTCGCGGCGGTCCACGCATCCGCATCCAGACGGTCCCCGAAGTAAGCATCGGCTTCGGCCACAGTAGCGTAGGAGTTAACTCCCTTGACTAGGGCCATCAGCGAGCACCTCTTAGGAGTGGAAGACCGGCAGAATGCCGAGGTTCAGAGCCGAACCAGCCTTGCGGACCCAGGTACCCGTGGTGGACGCCATGGTGCCGCTAGCGACCGAGGCCAGAGCCTTGGCAGCGCCGCCTTCGACGACGTACTGGTACGTGGCGTCGTTGGCGAAGGACTGATCGTCGCCGACCCAGTCGTAGCCCGCCGGGTGCATCACGTTGCCCCAACGGTGCCAGATCTCGGTCGTACCACCGCCCTGATAGGCACCGGCGTCGCGCTGGATTTCGGTCTCCAGGTCCACAGTCAGCGGATGGAGAGCGATCGCGCCCGGAAGGACGATGAACGAGGTCTTGGTGCCGACGATGTCGACGCCGGCGCCGGTGTTGATCTTGGTCAGTTCGGCACTCGACAGGCTCTGGGTCGCACGCGTCTGGATCAGACGGAACTTGCCTTGGAAGAGCGTGTTGAACGAGATGCTGCCGTCCACGACCTTGTCCTGGTCGACGAGGTTGGCCGACCGGAAGTCAGCCATCATCGCGGGCGAGGTGATCAGGTAGGCGAAGTCGGGCTCGTAGTCCTTGAAGGCCATGCCGAAGGCTTGCAGGAAGCCCTGGGCGCGTTGCGCGCCTTGGATGGACGTGGTGGCATCCACGACGGGCTTCGCAGCACCGAGGTCGACGTAGAAGCCGTACTTCTTGTCGGCCGGGTCGTTGGTGAAGCTTTGACCACCGAGACCGGTCGCACCGGAGCCGGCGCAGGCACCGTTGATGGCTTCCGAGATAGCGACGCCGCGAAGGATGGCCAGAATGGCGTTGTGCTCGTCTTGGGCGCGAGTCTCACCGAAGTCCTTGCCGATCTTCTTGGTCGCGCCGCTTTCCGGAGCAACCAGGGTCTTCATGTTGATGTCTTGGGCACCGTGCGAGCGGGCACTCTTGACGTAACGAAGCATGTCGCTGGTGTAGTTGGTCAGCGTGCCGCGGGTCGAGTCCGTGATCGACAGCGTGTTGATCACCGGGGTGATCGTCTTCCGCCAGCGGACCTGACCGATGTAGGTTTCGGTCTTGGGATCGATGTCGGGGTTCGAGCCGACGATGCCGGTGCCGGAGAGCTTCCGGGCGTTGGTGTAAGCCTCGTCAGAGTAGGCCGAGATGGCTTCCTGGAGGACCTCGTTGGTCAGTCCAGTGATGGTAGTGCGAGCGGTCATTTCATCCTGTCCTTATTTGTTTCTGCGAAGTTTTCCCTCCGCAGCGAGCTTGAAGACGTCGGCATCGTTCATCTCGAAGAGAGACGTTGCCTTGTTGCCGGGGTTCGACGGCGGTTTCGGGTTGTCACCCACGCCGGAGTTGGCCTTGACCTTGAACATGAACGAGTTGTCTTCGTCCTTCTGGAAGTCTTTCACGACATCCCTGATGGACTGACCGGACTTGTGCTTCCAGTTACCCTCATCGTCTTGGACCATCTCGCCGACAAGTTCGTTGAAGGCGGCGTTAGATGCCTTATCGTTCTTGAACGGGAGTCCGCGAAGAGCCTCAGAGAGCAGGTTGTCTCGCGACAGACGGGTGGCCTTGGCCTCCGCCTTGCGGCGAGCTTCACGCTCTTCTTCGAGTTGGATTTCGTAGGCTTCCTTGTGTTTGCCTTCTTCCTCCAGCTTCCTCAGTTTCTCGTCACGCTTTTCCTTCTCAAGCTTCTCGGCTTTTTCTTCGGCGGCGTCACGGGCGGCATAGGCCTTATCAAGCTTCGACTTGATGGGCTTCAGGGCAGCATCGATCAGAGCCTGAATTCGCTCCTCTTCAGAGGGCGGGCTCTTATTGTCCTTCTCTTCGTCG